GGTACTACTGGTCAATCAAATGTTGAAGCTGATAGCACAACTGATACTTTAACATTGCATGCTGGTGCTAACATGACCATAAATACTGATCCTAATAGTGATACAGTTACATTTGCATCATCAGGTACAACACAAAATTTATTTGATAAAATTGCTGTTACAGGTACTACTGGTCAATCAAATGTTGAAGCTGATAGCACAACTGATACTTTAACATTGCATGCTGGTGCTAACATGACCATAAATACTGATCCTAATAGTGATACAGTTACATTTGCATCATCAGGTACAACACAAAATTTATTTGATAAAATTGCTGTTACAGGTACTACTGGTCAATCAAATGTTGAAGCTGATAGCACAACTGATACTTTAACATTGCATGCTGGTGCTAACATGACTATAACAACTGATGTTGCAGGTGACTCAGTTACATTTGCATCATCACAAAATGTATTCGATAAAATTGCTGTTACAGGTACTACTGGTCAATCAAATGTTGAAGCTGATAGCACAACTGATACTTTAACATTGCATGCTGGTGCTAACATGACTATAACAACTGATGTTGCAGGTGACTCAGTTACATTTGCAAGTGCTCCTGCTTTCGCAAGAACTACAGCAGCAGGTACTACTAGTAGTGTAGCAAACGGAGCAGCAGATAATATTTCTGTAACAGTTTTTAAAAGCTATTATTTATTAAAAATACAAACATCAGCAGCAGCTTGGGTGACTGTCTATACTGATATTGCAAGCAGAAGTCTCGATGCATCTAGGACTGAAACAACCGATCCACTACCAGGTCAAGGTATAATAGCAGAAGTCATTACAACTGGTGCACAAACAATCAAAATTACACCAGGAGTTTTTGGATTTAATAATGAATCTACTGTGACTAGTTCAATTCCATTAAAAGTTGTTAATAAGTCAGGATCTACTGCAGCAATAACAGTCACAATGACAGTGGTTCAAGTTGAAGGATAATTATGGAAGAATATATAGTTACCCTACACAAGCATGAAGATTTAGATGAATTTTATAACGATATAGAAACACCAGGTGGTAGCTTATATATTCCTGATCGAGAAGTAGAAACAATTGAAAGAAGGCGTAATAGCCGTAATACACATTATATGTTAACTGCTGAAGAAGCAGAAGAAATAAAGAATGATGCGAGAGTATGGGATGTTGTTTCATTAGCATTTATACAATCCGCAATAACAGAACCTTTAGGTTATACGCAATACTCTGCCAATTGGGACAAATCTTCAACAGCAGATGCTGATGACTGTAATTGGGGATTATTGAGATGCATTGAAGGATATCAAACTACAAATTGGGGGACAAATTCAGGTTTTACAAATCGAACTGCTACTATTACTAATACAATATCTGGTAGGAATGTAGATGTCATAATACTAGACGGATTAATGGATCCCGGTCATCCAGAATTTGCAGTAAATAGTGATGGTACTGGCGGATCAAGGATGGTAAAATTTGATTGGGATTTATATACTGCAGAAGCATCTGGAATTAATATTAGCTATGCGCATCTGTTCCCTTTTCCATATTATGGAAAATATGCATATAGAGACACCTTAGCCAGTAGTTATGGAGATGACCACGGTATGCATGTAGCAGGTACCGTGGCTGGTAACACCCAAGGATGGGCAAGGCATGCAAATATCTATAATTTAAATCCATATAGTACAGGTAATACACAGAATTCTTCGTATTATGGACAGAAATATGACTATATAAGAGCATTCCATAAATTTAAACCTATAAATCCTGCTACAGGAGTAAAAAATCCTACGATAGTTAATGGTAGTTTTGGCAGCTCCTACTTAGTGTCTTTGACGAATATGTCAGTCAACTTTAGAGGTAATACAGTAACTACAAATGCTGCATCTGAATCTTATGCACAATTACGAGATTGGGGGCTGAACGGAACAATAGAAAATAATCAAATATATATACCTGCGGTCGTTACTAGCACTATAAGTGATATTCAAGATATGATAGCAGAAGGAGTGATATTTGTTGGATCTGGTGGTAATAGCAATGAAATTATTACAAATTCTACTGATACTGATTACAATAATCAAGCATCAGGATATTATTATTACTGCAGAGGTGATAGTAAAAAATCAGGTGGCACTATAATAAGCGGTGCAATAGCAGCACATGGATTAGAATTCAAAGCTTTGTTTAGTGCAAAAGGTCCTGGTATTGATTGTTATGCTCCAGGATATTCTATTCAATCTAGTGTTCATGCATCAGGAGATTCGTCTGCAACAGATAAAAGGTCAGATGCTAGAGATGCATCATACAGTGTGATGAAGAAGTCAGGCACAAGTATGTCTTCTCCTCAAATGTCTGGTGTATTAGCATGCTTGGCAGAAAATAAACCTTACCTAACTCATGCACAAGCAAAGGCATGGTTACATGGTTCTGGATCTAAAAAGAATCAGATAGATGATGCATCTGACACAACAGATTTAAGTGATTCATCGGCTTTGGTTGATCTAAATGGAGATACAAATAGATACCTGTATAATGATCAGTTTAGGAGATATTCCGAAGGAGGTACAAGTGTAGGTATTCCTGTTTTAAATCATGAAAGAACATCAAGTGGATTTACTTATCCGCGAGTAAAATTGCAAACTAGACATATCAAGCAATTTGGAAATTGGTATACTGCACATATTGGTGGATATCATCCTGATACAACTAGCGGATATCTTATACTTTCTGGTGAGGATAGATACGGTGAATATCATGCACAATTTAATTTTCATATTCGTATAAATCAGAATGATGTATTGTCTATAATAAATCAGTTTGGTAGTGGCATCACTATGATGATTGCCAGTACCGCAGCATCTGATGCAACCAATCATAATGATGTAATACAAACACCTAATTATGGTTTACAATTTCATCCACAAACTACCGGCACTTACTATTATTTTTCTCCATCAAATCATACAATATATGTTGGTACAATTACAGTTGGTAATTTTTAATGGCACGATTTGCACAAGGTAAATTCCGCTGTAAAAATCCAGAAAAATATTTAGGAAAAGCATTACCTTTATATCGCAGTAGTTGGGAATTTACCATGATGAAATTTTGTGACGAGCATTCAGGCATTATAAATTGGGCATCTGAATCTATACGTATTCCATACTTAAATCCGTTAACTGGTAAAAAAACAATGTATGTACCTGATTTTTTAATTTCATATGTTGATCGGAACGGAAAAAATAACACAGAATTGATAGAAGTCAAACCAAGCAATCAAACTTTAAAAGAAAAAATAGGCAAGAGTCAAAATAATAGAGCACATTATATACTTAATCAAGCTAAATGGGGTGCTGCTACTACTTGGTGTAGACAACAAGGAATTACTTTCCGAGTAATTACCGAAAGAGATATTTTTCATTATGGCAGGAAAGCATAGTTATAAATACCATACACGTAGGAATATTTATGACTAAAAAATTAGAAGATTTGCTAAACTTACCTGAATCACAAAATATTATTGATACTGAAAAAAAAGCCACTGCAATTGCTGCTCAAAAAACAACAATCAAAGAACTTGACGAATTTGATAAGATCACAGCAGCCTTACCTCAGGTTAAAGGGTTAGGTGCCTTAGGTGATACTGAACTAGATGAAGTGTCAAAAAAATCTATGGACGCATATGATGATTTAATGGATCTTGGCATGAATGTTGAAGCAAGATTCAGCGGACGCATTTTTGAAGTTGCTGGGCAAATGTTAAAAACCAATTTAGAGTCAAAAGTTGCCAAACTAGATAAAAAATTAAAAATGGTTGAATTACAACTAAAAAAAGAAAAACTAGATAAAGAATCTTCACCCAACGGTGATATAGTGCAAGGAGAAGGGTACATTGTTACTGATCGAAATAGCTTGCTAGAAAAAATTAAAAATCTAGATAAATAGAGTAAAATAGGAATCTGTTATGAAATCATTCAATGAATACCTTGTAGAATCTAAAAAAACTTATAAATTTAAAATTAAAGCAGCAGGTGAACTTCCAGAAAATTTTACAGATAAAATGGAAACTGCACTCAATAAATATGAAGTTGTATCTTTTAACAAAGGTGCTACTACACCTATTGATAAAACTCCTTTAGATTTTCCACAAATACAAAACTGCGAGGTTACACATTTCGAAGCTGAAGTAACTTATCCGGTGACAAGTCACATACTTCAGGAATATTTGGCTGCAGAAACAAACTGCGCAAAAGGACATCTTAGAGTTAGTGGAGAAAATGATCCATTAGACGAATTACAAAAAGATACTCCTGAAAAACCATATGAAACCTTGTTGACACAAACTGATATGGGCGGTGAATCGGCACAAAAATCTGTAGGACAAAATCGTGTGATGGAACTACTCAAAGAATTAGACAAAACAAAAAAAGACAACGAGTATGATCCTACACGAGGTATTGCCTCGGAAAAATAATGCGTGAGCTGCTAGACAAACTGCATTTATTAGAAAACAGTAAGAGATATGTACCTGTAAAAGGATCAATTATCCAACAGGATATTAGGAAACTTATAGGTAATAGGAAAGACATATACATAGACAGCAGTGCCAATGACAGGACTGTGAATGTAGTACAAGTAGATCCTGCATCCGGCAGGGTATATCAAAGATACATGGTAGGAGTAAGATCAACTCCTCCACTGTTTAGAAAAATCAAAAAATTCCTCCAAACCTCACCACAACAAAATTTTAAAACTGTACCCCAAATACAACAACAATATACACCTCCTGCTGGAAATATACCAGACGGAGGATCGAGTAATGTAGATGGTACTAATCAAGATGGTACAAATCAAGGTGGTGCAGTTGATGATGTTGCTAATGGGCCACCGGAAGGTAAAAATGATAGTAATGATCAGTATGGTCTAGACTATACACAATCTAGACCCAGTAACGGCAGTACTGCAGGGCCACCACTTAGCACTGATAGAGTAGATGGACCAATTGGTCAAGTAGATAAAAAATATGGAATGTCTCCTGACCGACCTCCAGTATCAGTGCCTACTGTTACTAATCCAGATAGTCCTGCGATGAGTCCTACGACAGCAGACCCAGTAGATGGAATAGATTCTTTAGATAATCAACCAGGATTTCAACAATCTGATGGACCTACTACCGATGATACAGCCACAGTGCAAGATTTCAATATACCTGCAGATGAATATTCTGACGATGATCCGGGCAATATGCAGCAATTGCAAAAACCAGAAGTTGAACCAGAAGTTGAACCAGAAGTTGAACCAGAAGTTGAACCAGAAGTTGCCCCAGAAGTTGAACCAGAAGTTGAACCAGAAGATACAACACAAGCACAGGAATTTTACGGTGAATATGAAATAATAAAAGTAGGCGGACTTATTCCAGGAATACCTGCTGTATGGAAAATTGTCCGGTATGGGGAAGCCATAGGAGCTGGTAGTGGGGTCACGCGACAATATTATGTTATAAGCGAACATCCTACTAAAAAAGATGCAGAATCTGCACTTGCTAAATTGTATAAAGATTATATTCAACAAAATTCCAATGATAGGCCTGAACAAGGATCTAATAATAGTCAACAACTTGGTTCTCAAGTATTGAATACAAATATTGACAAGTATGATGCACCTACAACTGCTATTAATATAATTTTTGATAAAGAATCAAGTGGTAATATTGACAGTGTGCCTGGTGATGGAGGTGCTTCTTATGGTGGCATGCAAGTAATGACTGATCCGCGTTTAAAAGGTGCGATAGATGAATGGATACGTCATGGAATGTCAGATGACACAATAGACGATATCAAAAAAGATAAAAAATTACAAATAGAAATAGGTGTATGGTATTATACTTTGTTATACACGCTACTAGGAGGTAAAGGCACACCAAAAAAACGTAAACTAGCTTATAAAGCACAAAATTTACACAAAGATTTTAAACAGTATAGGACAAAAGATCACACTATTAACTTTAAAGATAAATCTACATTGAAAATTCCAAAAGGAATAGATCCAAGATTTGTATATGCTGCAATGATGTATAATGGCGGCCCAAATGAAGTTGATACAAAAACTGGTGTAGCAAGATTAGCAACAAAACGTTACGCAAAAGATTTTTTAAAACGTTTGAAAGACATAAAAGGAATAAGTGATTCTAATCAATATATAGATAGAATTTTAATGCTTAGTGGAATAGATAAATATCTACAAATGCCAAAGGAGATCGTGGTGAAAAATTCAATGAAAACATTAATAGAACGTGTTGATTCTATTGTAAAAGAAGGCGATTATGAAGACAAAATGGATGCGATCGTTGATAAAATACCAGATCGTCCATCCGATAAACTTTTGAAAAGATTAGAACGAAAAGCAATTATTTTAGATCCTGGTGGCTTTAGTTTTTCAGATGACAGGCAAATTGCAGATTTTTATGCGAGAGTTGCAAAAAAATTAAATTTGCCAGTCATGGTATACAAACAAGATGATAAATTTAAGGCTGTATATGCAAAATTGAACAAACAAGGTCGTGCTGTGACTAAGGATGCTGTAGATTTGCCATATAAAGATATGATAAAATTATTACCACAGGAAGAACTCCGTATTTTTATCGATAACAAGGATTTAGAATATATAGGTCTACGACCCGAAACTCTGCAAGATTATTATGATAAAAAACCAGATAATATCAAATCTGGTCCACAAGCTAAAATTTTTCCAGGATTCAAAAAAGATCTAGAAAAAGGAGAGCGTGAACCTAGTAATACAGGAACACCTGTGGTGAACTATAAGGCAAAATCTGCATCTAAATCAAGTGATGCAGCACGTACTGCAGGAGGTTCAGGTGATTACATGGCTAATGTTGGCAGGAAACAGGTAGGCAAAGTAGATCCAAGACTTGCACAAGCCGTAGATCAAAAAGCAAAAGCTGCTAACCGAAGAAAAGCGTCAAATGCAAAAGGCAAAGCAAGTTTTGATTATGATATGCCAAGTGTAAAAAAAGCTCAACAAAAACAAAGACCAGCTCCAACTGCAAATACTTCTGGTTCATCAAACAATAAAGCTACAAAAAACCCAGATACCGCCAAATTACGAAGATTAAGTCCTAAGAGGACTTATCAAAGGAATAGTGTAAATTTAACCACAAAGGAAAGTAATATGCTAACAGAAGCAAGTATGAATGTATCTATGAATGGAGCTTCAGCAGGAGAAGTAGCAGAATTAATGGCATTATTGAAAAATGCTGGCATGCCAGAACCAAAATCAATGGCAGTAATGGCACCATCAGGAATGTCACCTGAACCAATAAAAACTTCAGGTTGCGGATGCGGCAGCATGGGTGAAGACACAGTCGACGAAGAATACGCAAATGAGCCAGATGAAACCACAATGGACACTGCGTACATGACAAAAGATTTAGCTGGAGGTTTGAATAGACCTAAGGATAAAGGTGCTTTACGTGCTAAAGATCCAGCTATAGATCATAGTGAGATGAGAGAAAGTTTACGCAAGGCCCTTGAAGCTAAGTACATCCAAGAAATTGATATTCCAAAAGATGATTCTGCAACATCTAACATGCCTACGCAGAAAGCTCCTAGTATGAAAGGTTTACCTTGTCCTAGTCGTGGATACAGTGAACAACAGATAAAAGCATTGAGGAAAAAATTAGAAATGGCCATGCAGGATAAGAAAAGACCTTGGCAATCCGCAGCTTTTGCAATAGAAAAAATCTTAAAAATGACAAATCACTGCTATGATCATGCAGAAATTGTTGTTGATAAATTGATGGATAAGATTCGCGCAGCTAATGGAGGAGAATTTCCTAAAAAGAAAGGATTCTTTGGAGGAATATTTGATTCAACAAACGATAACACATCAACTGAATTAGAATCTATTTCTAAGTTAGCTGGTATAAAATAATATACTACAATGAGCAAATCGCTTGATGGCGTAATAACCAAAAAAGCCAATCAACAAGAAACTTTCTCTCAAGAGCAGATTGAGGATTTATCAAAATGTATGGATCCTGAATCTGGATATCTACATTTCGCCCGTAATTTTTCATACATACAACATCCAGTGCAAGGCAAATTGTTATTTGACCCGTATGCCTATCAAGTAAGATTGTTTAACGTATATCATTCTCACCGTTTTAATGTAAACATGTTGCCAAGGCAAACAGGTAAGACTACTTGTGCTGCTATCTATCTAGCTTGGTATGCAATGTTTAATCCTGATCAAACTATCCTAATTGCTGCACACAAGTATACAGGAGCCCAAGAAATAATGCAAAGGGTACGCTATGTATACGAATGTTGTCCTGATTTTATACGTGCAGGTGTAACTAGTTATAATAAAGGTTCTATTGAATTTGAAAATGGTTCACGTATTGTTAGTGCTACTACAACTGGTAATACAGGTAGAGGTATGAGTATATCCTTGTTATATTGTGACGAGTTTGCATTTGTAAATCCAAGTATTGCAGATGAATTTTGGACATCAATATCTCCTACACTAGCAACTGGTGGTAGGGCTATCATTACAAGTACACCAAATTCAGATGAAGATACATTTGCTACTATATGGAAGCAAGCTGAACAGAAATTTGACGAGCATGGCAACGAACAAGAATTAGGTTTAAATGGATTTCACTCGTTTACCGTGCACTGGAACGAACACCCTGATCGTGACGATGAATGGCGTGATGTGGAAATGGGTAGGATTGGAGAAGAAAGATTTAGACGTGAATATGGTTGTGAGTTTTTAGTTTATGATGAAACTTTAGTTAACAGTATGGTTTTATCAAACATGCAACCATCACCTGTTGTTATGAATATGGGACAAACCCGCTGGTACGATAAAATACAAGCTGATAAAACATATGTAGTAGGTTTAGATCCAAGTATGGGTACAGGCGGAGACTATGCTGCAATACAGATAATAGAATTACCTACTTATAGGCAAATCGGAGAATGGAGGCATAATACTACTGCTATACCAGGACAAGTACGTGTCCTTAAAGATATTTGTGATTATATTGCAAGTAAAACTGCTACAGAAAACAGTATCTATTGGAGTATAGAAAATAATTCTATTGGTGAAGCAGCATTGATTGTGATAAATGATTTTGGCGAGGATAATATACCTGGTTTATTTGTTAGCGAACCTATAAGAAAAGGTCATGTAAGAAAATTTCGTAAAGGCTTTAATACCACTCATGGCTCTAAAATTACAACCTGCAGTGCGTTGAAAGTATTAATAGAGAATAATAAATTTACCATAAATTCTGGAGTCCTTATAAGCGAATTAAAAACATATGTATCTACAGGTAGTTCTTATAGGGCCAAAGTAGGAGAAACAGACGATTTAGTATCTGCTCTTTTGCTTACAATAAGAATAATAACAGTGTTAAGAGATTGGGATCCACGGATTTATAATACTTTTAAATCAATTGATGAAGCAGAAGATTATACTGCGCCAATGCCAATCTTTATATCAACAAATTATTGATAAATATTTACATGGAAAATAACATAGATATTATAGGCCAAGAGCTGTTTAACAAAATACGTAGCAGATTTCAAAATCTTACATTAGGAAACAACGAAGGTATTGTAACAAATAATCCAAGTGAAGCTAGATTTTTTGATTTTGAATACACAGAGAACAATAATGTATTAGGAAATATCAGTGTAAGTTTAGATGAAAACAATCTTGCAGTGATGTATCAACAAAATTTTCTCGAACAAGAGAACGAATCTACAAAAAAGCATTGGTTTAATTTTTTAAAAGAACTGAGATTGTTTGCTAAGAAAAGACTACTTAACTTTGATGTCAGAGACATAACTAAGAGCAATCTTACCAAACGTGATTACAAATATTTGTCTAATAATTCTGGAGACTCTAACATGACTGAATCAAAATTATACGGTACAAGTAAAACAAGCTTTCAAGATATAGGTTCTTCACGTGTGCAAATTAAGCATTCACAACCTGTAAATCAAGAATTGGCAGCTGGTCGTACCCAACATATACAAAATATCTACATAGAAACAATTGAAGGTGAACGATTTAAATATCCTTTAAAACATTTAAATGGCGCAAGGGCTATGGCACGACACATTGCAGAAGGCGGATCAATGCATGATGATTTTGGCAAACATATAGTAGAGTTAAGTCAAGAATTAAATAATCTTAGGAAATTTAAAAATTATGTTAATAGATCTAGTGTTATGGCTGAAGGTTTGTCAAAGTATAGCGACATTGTTAATGATAGGATTGTAACTGTTAAAAAAACAATAGAAAATATTCAAAAACCAAATCACTACGGTGAAATTTTAGAAAACTTTACAGTTGAAGAATTTGAATTAGTACCAGAAGATTTAGCACAGAATTGGATTGATCAACTTACAATAAAACAATTTAATGAAGAATTGCAAGATGTATTTCCTTACATTTATAAATTAATTAGTGAGAAAACAAAAGCGCAAGAATTAGGTCCTGATGATATAGCAACGGAAGATTCTCTAGCTGAGACGAACGATACTGAAGTTGCTGACGTGTTTAGTGAATTTGAAAATTGGGCAAATGGCACAGTAGAAAATGCTCTAGATCAAGAATTAGACGACGGCAATGCATTTGCGCATGCGGTAAGAAAAGCAAAAATGGATGGAAAGAAAAAAGGTGATGAGATACCTCATCCTGATGACGATCAACCAGATATTAAGATTGAGCAACAAATCCCGATAACTGAATTTATATTAAGTATGTATGATCGAGAGTCAGGACAATTTCCAAAAGGAGAAACTGCAATACTAACTGCTGTAGAAAAAGATTACGGTGAATCATATATAAATCCTGCAAAACAATTTATTGAGGCAATAAATCAAAAATTCCAAGAATTCCATGGCTACAACACTGATCAAGATAATATACTATATGACGAAGAAGATGACGTAGAAGAGTCAGGACTACAGTATTATATTGGCAAGAAAAAATACGGCAAAGATGGAATGAAAGCTCTTGCAAAAGCAGGTAGAGATGGAGCGAATAAACAAGAACTAGGTCGTCTAAAAGACAAATACGAAACTGAAGCAGCAGATATTATGAAACTCGCAGGATTAGGTTAAAGAAATGAAAAATATTATTGTACTTATTATTTTATCTTGGTTTGTTATAGGTTGTACAACACCTCATAGAGAACATAGGATGAATAGAATGCATCATCATCATGATAAGCCTTGTAATACATGGCAACATCATGATCATAACGATCAACATGGAAGTTCATACTGGCACACACACTGTATGGAAGACCATAAATAATTTTACTAAATCACAATTTTATTATTGACATTTAGTAAAAACTCGTGTAGTATAATTATGTTGTGCTACACTTTAATCACTAGGCACAGGCTATAATTTAGGCAAAGGAGAAATATATGGCAACGTTAGCAGAAATTCGATCAAAACTCAAAGAACAAGAACAAAGACAATCCGGAAATAATACAGGAGGCGATAACGCTATCTATCCTTTTTGGAATATAAAAGAAGGCGATAGTGCAGTATTGCGGTTCCTTCCTGATGGTAATAAAGATAATACTTTCTTTTGGACTGAAAGATTAATGATCAAATTACCATTTCCGGGTGTTAAGAATGAAACAGATTCTAAACCTATACAAGTACAAATTCCGTGTATGGAGATGTATGGTGATACTTGCAACATCCTTAACGAAGTAAGAGGATGGTTTAAAGATTCTAGTTTAGAAGACATGGGTCGTAAATATTGGAAAAAACGATCTTATCTATTCCAAGGATTTGTAGTTGATAATCCACTGCAAGAAGATACAACACCTGAAAATCCAATCCGTAGATTTATTATTGGGCCACAGATCTTTCAATTGATAAAACAAGCATTGATGGATCCAGATATGGAAGAACTTCCAACAGACTATACAAGTGGTATTGATTTTAGATTGAATAAAACATCAAAGGGTGGATATGCAGATTATTCAACATCTAATTGGGCTAGGAGAGAACGTCCATTAAATGATCAAGAAATGCATGCAATTAACACAAATGGCTTGTTTAATTTAAATGATTTTCTTCCTAAGAAACCGACGGATGTTGAAATTAAGATCATGCAGGAAATGTTTGAAGCTTCTGTAGATGGTGAACCGTATGATGAAGCACGTTTTTCACAGTATTTCCGTCCAGCAGGTATGTCTGCAAGGACTGGCGATCCTAACTCTACAAGTGCTCCTGCTGCGGCTGTAGTTCCACCATCTGAGACTGTTGTATCTACTCCAGTAGTAACTGAAGAGTCTACAAATACTCCAGCTGCTGAAGCTAACAACATTCTTCAAATGATTCGTTCAAGACAAACCGCAGAATAACTATTACCAATACACATGGAGTTATTCCATGTGTATCTATTAAGGACCTAAATCCATGACTAAAACATTTGATCCTAGTAAATTTAGGAGAGAATTAACAAAAAATATAAAAGGAATGAGCACAGGATTTAACGATCCTAAAGATTGGATAAGCACTGGCAATTATGCTCTTAATTATCTGATATCAGGAAATTTCCATAAAGGTATACCACTTGGTAAAGTGAGTGTGTTTGCAGGAGAATCTGGTGCTGGAAAAAGTTATATCTGTGCTGGTAATATAATTAAAGAAGCACAAAAACAAGATATCTTTGTTGTACTTGTTGATAGTGAAAATGCGTTAGATGAAATTTGGTTAAAAAATTTAGAAGTTGATACAGGTAAAGATAAACTTCTAAAACTAAACATGAGTATGATTGATGATGTTGCAAAGACAATATCAGTGTTTGTTGATGATTATAAGAATTTAGAAAACGATGATAAACCAAAAGTTTTATTTGTAGTTGATTCATTAGGTATGTTGTTGACTCCTACTGATGTAGATCAGTTTGATAGAGGCGATCTTAAAGGTGATATGGGGCGTAAGCCTAAAGCACTTACTGCACTTGTACGTAATTGTGTAAATATGTTCGGCAGTCTTAATGTTGGATTAGTAGCAACTAATCATACATACGCAAGTCAAGATATGTTTGATCCTGATGATAAGATATCAGGCGGACAAGGATTCATATATGCTAGCAGTATTGTTGTTGCTATGAAAAAACTAAAGCTTAAAGAAGATCT